ATATAGGTGTTATATCAACGGTTAAGTCAGTGATAACAGTGTCAGTATTTGCATCTAGGTCAAAAGTATTAGTACTAGTAAACTGTGTGTACTGAACTTGAATAATACCGCCCTGCGGCATCAACACTTTGCTACCAGATGTTTTTGGTGCTATTTCATCTACAAGAATACGACTAGACAATGGTCAGCACTCCATTGACAGTGATTGTTGCAGAGATAGTAATAGGCCCAAACGCACCAAAGTTATGCGTAGTTGGCACAGTTAAGTCGCTAGTTATGTTGGTAGCATTAGAACGAAATGGATTGGTAGCAGTGTCTGAAACCATATCCTCGTTAGCTACCTTGCCATTAGCAATCTGATTTGTATCAATCGTTGACAAAGCCATTAGCTAATCTCCAGAATACTCATGGTTACATCAGCAGCAGATGCCTGTGATGCGGTCACTGTTAGTACGTCAGACGCATTCATTACAATCTTTTGGTCGCCGCCAACGGCAACCAAAGCAGAGCCAACAGGGACAATGGCATCTTTAACAATGTACACATTGTCGCCATCATTGTTGGTTAGCTGAACATCTACAGTAATAGAAACGGATAAAATATTTGCCACATTCAAGCCGATGATTGTTGTTTCTGTGGAAGCAGGGCAAGTATATATGGTAGCGGCACCCGTCCCTACTGCTGCGCCTGTAACTGTCTTAAACGAGTTCGCCATGTGATTATCCTAACGCGATTGCAAAGGCCAATGCCTGCGGGTCTTGTTCATTAGTGGTTCCATTGTTGTCTGCAAAAATCATCTTCTCGGCAGGAAGTGTGCAAAATAATGTGCGAGTTCCTGCTGTCCAGTTTACTGCGTTGTCAGAGTTACTGGACTGCAAGATTGTTGTGCGAGCCAATGTGGTTCCAGATGCGGTATATGTGCCAACGCCTATCTCAAAGTCCGTGCCGTCAGTGCAAGTGTAATAGGTGAGGTTTCCATCACCCACTTCACTAAACGCCTCAAAGCCTGTCACAGCACCACCTAGCGTGTATGTGCCAGTGCCTGTTGTCGTGCTTGTCTCTTTAACACGGTCTTTAAGAACAAACGCCATTACTTCAACTCAATGCTTAAGTTTCCACCATTGATTCGGAAGATGTCACCAGATGCTATTGTCTTTGATGCATCCAAAGCACCAATAAACAATATGTCAGCACTATCAAACTTTAACTTGGTGTCATCAGAGATTGTAACCGCAGTATCCAGTACAATTGCATTCTGTGATGTTACTGTGCTAACTGTCACGCGAGTGGATATACCAGAGCCTGTGACAACATCACCAACAGCAATTGTGCCAACATTTCCATCTAACGCCACACTTGTTGACGCTGAAACCGCGCCGTTTACATTTGCTGTTGCGAATCTAGCGTCTGCAATAAATGCGTGGGTTACTGTATAACTTGCACCACCTGATGATGCCGCATACTCAATGTTATTATCGTTGATAATTCTTTGAGCATCACAGATTACAGTGTCGCCAGAGCTGTGTGAAACAGCGGTTGTGCTAGACGTTCCGCGAGTACAACCTGTCAGGATGCTTGTTCCGTCAAAAGTAAGGGCTGTATCATCAGCAATAGTGATTGCGGTGTCTAGTACCAGAGATGTCTGAGATGTCACTGTAGCCACCCTAACAGTGCCGCTAATGCCTGTTCCTGTGACTATCATACCCACAGTGATTGTGCCGCTGTTTCCATCCACAGTAAGTGATGTAGAGGAGGATACAGCGCCATTCGCGTCTGCGGTAGCCTCAGAGTCTTTTCCTGTGTAGGTAATAATCTCTCTATTAAGCACAACCGTTCCAGAAGAAGGAAAAGCTTCAGCATCAGCCAAAGGCAGAAATGTTTGAGATGATGTAACTGCGGCACCAATAGTAGAAACGGACTGCTTCCAATTTGCAGCGGTTACTTGTTGACGCACATAATTTGTATCATCGCTAAGACAATCAACTTCTGTTATGTTGCCGTTTTCAGCATTTGTCACAGCGGTAGCCAAACCAACATAAATGCTGTTGCCTGGCGAGGCAAAGGAAAGAGAATCATTCTTGAACAAGTAATCCAAGATATGTCTTTCCAAATATGTGGTTGCCGCATTACTTGTAGCCATATCTTAACTCCTAAGTTCTAGGCTTGTTGGGGAGTCCCCGTCTATAAGCATCGCTATTCTCTCTAGCTTCTGCCAAATCTTTCAACCGTTGAATTTCTTCAGCAAATCTTTGCTGATACAACGTAATAAGGTCTTGCTCGCCTTTCATGTAAGTATATGCTTCTACGAGCGAGCCGTAAAGTAGTGCGTTAGGAGCATTCTCACTAAGCCAACTATATTCAGTGTCAAGCCCTGCCGTTAGGCTGGCTGGACGATAGTAATAGTGAAGCTCCACATTATAATTGTTATCTGGTGTAGGGCCTAAAATAAAGTTGTCCACATCAAATATACCATAATATCTAGGCACAGCGTTAGAGCCATAGTCTAAAGTGTATTGCTGCACAAAATTAACATCTTTTTCCATAAGAAACGCTTGCTTGCCTGCTGTGGTTATCTGCAAGGAAAAAGGCGCTAGGTAATCAGAGGGCACAGATAGATATGGGTCGCCATTTGTCGTTGTTGACGTAGCATTTTTACGGAATAGCTCTAAATCAACAAGCGTAAAGATGCGGTCTTCCGCACCTCTAATAAACACAGGCAAATTAGTAACAAAGGACGTTTCCGTATATTCAGTAAAATCCTGTATCGCCGTTTTTAGTTGTCCGTATGTAAATGACATCATTTACTCCTAATTTACTAACGTAACAGGCCCAGAGGTCGCATTTTCACCTCCGCCTCGTGTATTACCTGTTGTGGCTGTTCCACTTGAGGCTGTGAAGGTGTAGGTGTTGGCATCGACTTTTGTAATGCTATAGCCTGACGAATTTTCAAGAACAGTCTGAGTAAACCCATCGAATCCCCTTACTTTTCTAAATCGCACAATATCAGATGTGCTCCTGCCATGTGACGGCTCAGTGACTGTTATCACCGCAGAACCAGAAGCCCCGCTCTTGAATGAGTCAGGCCTTAATAAAATCTCAACCGCAGGCTCAGTTCTGTCTGGCCTAGCGTTTCTAATCGCTTCAGCATCAGTTGGCCTTCTTTTAGGTTCTAACTGAGGGTGTTTTGGCTCATACTCATCCTTACCAACAAAAGAGCCATTCCACTCCATCTTCATGTCCTTTAGCTTGTAACGAAAGCCAGAACGGTCAGATATGCCATAAGAATATTTACCAGAAGCGTACCTTGCCATCAAGTCACCCTATAATACTGTAAATTAGGCGAAACATTAAATGACGCTCTATCCCTATCCTCTGCTAAAGCACGCTCTAACTCCTCTTCATATACAGCCTTTAGCATCTGAATACGTTCTGGAGCCTTCTTTATTGACATATAATAAGCCAACCCAGCCGCTAGGCACGGATAAAATCGAAACGGCACCCCAAGTGTATTAGCGGCAGTGTCTGCATCGTCTAGCCTCGTTAAAACGTCAAACACCAGTGTATCCGTACTATTGTTCGGAGTAGGCCAAACCTTAATAGAAGGAGTTATTTGCCTGTCGATGAAAAACTGTGTTGGGCGGGCTTCTGTGTTCTTGTTCGGGATGTTTAAGAAAGCATCACGGCTTACTCTGCTCATGTTAATATCTGTCTGAGATGTCCCGCTTCCTTGGCGCACCACCATAGATAAAACATCAATGACGTCAGGGTTTAGCTGATATGATGCTGTTCCTTGTGTAACAAGCTGAGTTCTTTGTTCTATTGTCCACTGGTTTAAGCCCCTATTTGCCCAGTCAGCAAACATAAGGTTCATAGACCTTTTTGCTGTTTTTAAGTCATAGCCAGTACGAACCTCAAGCCCACAACGCTCAAAAGCCTCCTCAATGTACTCAGCTACATCTAACTCAAAATTTGTTGAACCTGAAACAGCCATTTACTTTTTCTTTCTTTTCAAAGACTTGACACGTCTAGGTTTACCCGCTGGCTGACCTAAACGCTTTTTCTGACTTATTCTACTACGTTTTTCCGCCGCAGTCATCTCTTTGGATGTTTTGGGTGTTTTACTAGAAACCCTTTTAGAGGGGCGACAATATGGAGTGCCCCGTTTTTCACCCTTGCTTCTCCCACATGCCTTCCCCGTGCGCACATCCTTCCAGTCCTCTTTGAACCATCGTTTAAGCGAAGCACCAGCTTTTGTTTTTCTGACTGCCATGATTCTTCCATCAATACATTGCTGTTGGCTTGTCTCGCATAACAGCTCCACCGCCACGCATTTTCTTTGCTTTTGATTTATTACCCCAATTCTTAGCACCAACCTTTCGGCATTTGGCGATTGCGCCAGATGCATACGCTGAAGGAAACACACGGTAACGTGCCTTTACCTTTTTATAACAAGCATCTTTTGGCATCTTCTTGCCTCCTGGCTTACTTATCTGTTGCGACATTTGTGACCGTGAAATTGGCAACTGTCTTCTCCGATATAAACTTTTCCCACATGGGCTTTACCATTTCTTCAACATTTGCAACCTTCTCATGGGTCACAGCGAGTTCTGTCTTCATATCAACAATACTAAGACCAACCCAAGCAAAGAATACAGCGCACAAGCTTCCTGCGAAGCCAACAACACCAATCAAAACCTTTATTAGCATTTCCATCTACGCCTCGCTTGTCTTAGACGGCTATTAGGATTTTTTGCCGCTTTAGGGAACTTTTTCATTTGGCCAGCGCTACGAGCACAGAATGATTTACGGCGTTTTGCCGCTTTGGAGCCTTTTTTAACCTTACCAGTTACGGCTGTCTTTAATTTAGAACCAGGATTTGCACGGCGGTATGCGGCAACGCCCTTCTTGGTCATTCCCGCACCCTCTTTGGTTTTGCGGTAATTACCGCCCTTACCAGTGGTCTTGCGAATAGGGTTTTCTTTTTTACGAGCCATTATACACCCACCTCATTCTTAATATATGTAATATCTAGCGTAGCGGAAGCTGTAATTGCGCCACCCGCAGAATCAGCCTGCGCTCTAACTTCAATATCTGTTTTTTCCGTAAATTTTATAGGATTCCAATAAGAAATAGCCGTGCTGTTATTGGCTAAAAGAACCCTGTCTTTTATATTGAAAACGCCGCCATCTGGCCTAGAAACAAATGAGAAAATAGCAAACTTCCCTGCGGAAGAAGACGAGGAAACATCTTTTTGGTGGACATAGGCAGTGTATCCTCTTGGAACTGTCCAGAGACACATCAAGGTTTGATTGTCACCAATAGCAACAGTAGCATATTTGTTCACTGGAACGCCGCCTGTTGGAGTAGCTTCAGTTCCCACATACAAAACGCCTGCATTAGCCCCTCCAGAGCCTGCGGTGTTTACCACAATTCTATTAACACGATACCAGTTCAAAGCACCATTTAGCTGCACTCCTGTTTGACCATTTAGCGAAACAGTTTCACTTATCTCGTCAAAATTTGCATCCAATCCAGACACGGTAGCTGTTCTAGCTCCTGTCCCCGCAGAGGTGTCGGCAGTAGAACTGCTAGAAATATACATCGTGGATGCTGTTGTCGGGTAGACATACAAACCGCCTTGCGCCCAGATGGTTTCCGTAGCATCGCCTATGCTAGGATTGTAGCCAAACTTATGAATGGAGTAATGTAAAGTAATTTGCCCACGAGACACCTGTAACTCAAATGGCTCAGATGTACCAACTTGACTTATGGAACGTATCTCGTGGGGCATGACAGTCTCCTATGACAAGAAGATTGTCAGTTCGTTGCTTGCGCCTGTGAACGCAGAGATATACGCTCCATCTGTAGCTAATATACCATTATCGGGGATATTAAGGTGATGGATTCCTGTAGGAAATTTTTGCGTAATCAATGTTTCACCAGAAGCACTTCCGTTTTTTATAGTAAAGGCACCAGCCGCCGCTGCATAAATCACGATTTGACGAATGCGAGAACGAGCAGGACCTACCACTGCGGCAGAAGCGCTCTGAGCAAAATTATAGGCTTTTACTGGTCCAGCCATATCAGCCTCCTATTAAGCAGCGGCTGTTGCGCCAGTATCCACACGAATCCAGTTTGAACCGTCAGAGAAGACGAGGTTGCCTGTACCATTCGTAGCTGTTTCAGAAGCTTTTAACGCATTTGATACATAATAAACGTACCCTTCGTTATCTGCTGAAGCGGTTGGTAGGTCTGCAAAAAGGATTGGGTTCAGCCAGAAAGCAGTGTTTGTCTTTACTGGGCCTGAAAAAGTAGTACGAGCCATGATTATCTCCTGTCTTGGCTAGTGTCAGTCGCCCCATGCGACTGTCAGGGATAATTTACTATACAACAAAAAAGGGCGGCTGAAAAGCCGCCCCTTTCAAAACATTTGTTTGTATTAGGCTCCAGGAGAACCAAATACCGCACGAGGGTCAGAGTAACCGAAGCTATAACGCTCACGAGCCTTAAAGCGCATGTTACCTGAATCGAAGTCTGCTTCCATGCCTGTTGACATAGGAGTACGCTCAAAGTGCTTGAAGCCATTTGGAGCGTCTGTCTTGATGAAGAACGCATCTGGGTCTGTCAAGAAGTGGTTAGTTGTATAACCCTCTGGCAACATACCCATGTTGCGGATTGCGTTTACATCGTTGTCAGCAGTGCCTACGCGCAGTGTAGATTCCAGCAGACGGTCAGCAACAAACTGAAGCTGTGGTGGAACGATAAGCTTGGTACCGCGCAGTGCGATAATCAAGTTACGCTCATCAACGAAAGTTGAGATGTCAATCAGAGCATTCTCAAGTGATGTTTCGTTCAGGTCAGCCGCAGTTGAAGGCTCGTTGCGGAATGTGCCGCCACCCGCTAGTGGGTGGTCAGTAGCACACAGTTCTTTGTCGTCACCGCCAGCAAAGTTGCTGTCGAATGCGTTGTTAAGAACTGCCGCAGCCTTAACTTGCTTTGTATGAGCCATTGAGCGAGCAAGCGCACGAGTGTAGCGTGCTCCCAGACGGTCATACAGGTTGTCTTCCATTGCTTCTTCAGTAAGCGCAAATGCAAGTGCCACAGTTTCGTGTGAGTAACGTGCAGTGTATGCTTCTGAAGCGTTGTCGAATGACACGCCAGCACCTTCTTGCTTGGTCTGTGCGTTGCCAAAACCAACCAGCATTACCTCTTCTTCAAACGCACGGTCTGATGACTCGGTGTCGTAGATTTCTGCATGCTCTTGGTCGTAGCGGTCATATTCCATGCCGAACAGTGCGTTCAGGCCTGGCTCTAGTTCTTTAACTAGCTGTGCTCTTGAAATAGCCATTATCTAGTCTCCTTATGCCAAGCCTGCTGTGCCAGCAGACAGCAAGTGGTTATTGATAACAACCATGACATTGGTATTTGCGCTTGCTACATCGCTGTTCTCAGGGTCCTGAGAAATGTCGATTGCTTTCAGCGGAAGTGTTGCAGTGGCCTCACCAGGTGAACCACCAATCTCGGTACGAGACATACCTGAGTTTGTGTCGCCTGTGCCAACAACAATGTCAAAGTTGCCAAACAGGTCTGCAACAGGGAATGCTGCATCTGCTTGAATTTCGTACACTACGTCTGGTGCATCAATTACGAATGCTTCAATGTCATCCGCAGCAATTGAGCCAGGGTAGTAGTTTGAGAATGTTTCCTTACCAGAAACAGGGTCAGTGTAACGGCAGCCATTAAAGACACCAAGAGCGGCATCGGTTTCGCCAGCAGCTTTAACGCCAATTGTTCCAGCGGTCAGTGTTTCCACTAAGTCACCCTGGAAAATTGCGCCAGAAGCATTGTTGGCAATGCGATAGCGATTTTGCTGTCCCATAAATGCAGAGCCGTTCATCATGCGTGCAGGACGCAAACCAAAAGCAGCATCTTTATTTGCCATTGGGAACTCTCCTTATGAGGTTATTTTTGGCCTCTTGAGCCAAATGTTACTTGAGAACTACGTTGAGGGTTTAATGCCCCACCGTAACGATTGGACTCAGCTTCACGCATAAAGTCGCGGTCAACTGCTTCCATTTGATTTTTTGTGACTTGTCTGTAGTGCGAGTCACGTTGTTCCACAATCTCTTCAGGTATTCTAGCAAGAACTAGGCCACCAACGCCGATTACGCCAGCGTTTTTACCCTCGTCAATGACGGGAGCATCAAAATCAGGGTAGTCTTCCGCCCTTACAAGCTCCCAACCTTCACGGCGGCGCTTATGGACGTTGTTTCTGTCATCGTATTCCATTACGGATTCACGAATCCAACGATGTTTGTAACCTACTGGTGCCT